CTTGGCTTGGCGGATGCCAATCTTTTGCGCTTGATCAAAATCGTAACCTAGAACAATACCACTGCGCTCGAGAAAGTTCTTGTTTTCTCGAAGCAGGGATAAGTCCCTTTCGGTCGCTTCCTCGCAATATTTCAGAACGCCATTCTTCTGGTTGTGCGAACACTTCCTAGAACAACGCCCTTCGTGAGGGTTAGCCTTATGACGCTTATTGATCATTTCCGATAAATCGGACGGGGTAACACCAACTTTTACTTCGTTTTGCAGTCTAAGCGGAATAGAATATTCCTCAGCTAGACCTTCGTAAGTATAGTAAGTTGGGTAGCGCTGTACCCCCTGGGCATTTCTCCAATAGTTCTGGACATTATGCTGGAATGCTTCATACGTCTTTCGTCCGTGAAACCAGCTTTTTCGCACCGCGTCCTCGCAATTAGACACGGCTGCGTCGATAAGTATACTTTCGACATCCGAACCACTGTTGGTACCCTTTGGTTTTCGCACCCAATTTGTTGTGTCGAACAAATCCCCAAGATCTGGTTGGGGCAGCCAAACACCGGGTGCTATTGTTGTTTCTGTAAAGAATTTGAATCCACACTTCAGAAAACTAGCCTCTTCGATTGAACAGAACTTTCTCATTTGCTCTCCTTTCGTGACATCGGTGTACTTGACGCCATATCCAGCAAAATATTCTGAGATTGTTTGGTTGTTAAACAAATCAATCATTTCAGGCTTGACAGCGAAGATGACATCATCGCCATAGCAATAAAAGTTGACGTATTGCTTGAAGTGGTGGAGGCCAGAAACAGTCGGTTTTGCTTTTCGCATGATTCCTATCCACGCACATCTGATATAAAGCATGTTACACAGACTATTAACTATTACAGTGTTCATAGCTCCCGAAGGGCTTCCACAATGTAACTGTATAATTTGGTCATAGCACATGTTTAACGAGTTGACAACTCGCTCACCAAGCATTAATCTTACCATCTGATCTTCTTCAGGAGGATTAAACTGGCGATACCAATCGTGCATGATTTCGTACGCTCCGGTCACAAAGTTGTTAAGTAACCGGGGTCCGAATTTGGAGTAATCGCCAACACAGATAAACGGGGAGAATTGAACTAGCTCTGTGGCTAGAACATCCCAATCAAGACTGAAAGGGTTTATCCCGACGCAGTGTTCCAATTTGCATCTGTTTTCCTGGAAGGCGAAGTTGAAGTCCATTAGGTATCGGCGCGAAGAAAGCGTTAGTGTCAGGGAGCTACCCTGAATTAACCGTACATTATTCACCTTTTCGATAGGCAAACGCTCATCTTTCAGTGAGATTTGGAAAACGGTAAAGGGTTTAACACCTTTCCGCATTTTTTCTTCCTCATCCCTCAATTGATCGTAGAATTCAGCATCAACTTGGGTTAACATGTCGTTATCATCAAAGAATAGCAAATCAGATTTCCTTTTCTTATCCGAAGAGCAGCACCAGGGGAAACCTGGGCCGGTCGACATAGTTATCCTAGGTACATAGCCGGGTATTCCAGTCACAGCTTCTTGAAGAGATCGCTTGCTTTGAAATTCTATTGTAGGCTTGCAATTGTTGTTAAACATGATCGTCACATCATCTATCGCAAGCTCAATATCTTTTCTCGGAAAGGGAATATGCGGGACGTAGTTCTTTAATCCATTTCGGATAGCCATTTGTCCCTGGTCACCATTTTGACTGAGGTTGGCCGGAATTCGTTTGGCGGGTCCAAACACACCAAAACATTTACTCTTTTGAATAGTTGTTTTTGTGGCGTGATGGATATTCATGCTTGAGGTTGCTCTACCGTTGGTTTCGAGCTCTACCGGGATATTGATTCTCTTTGAATCTTTTTCACTCAACTTAACGAGTTTACCATGTGCATCTTTTATATGATCTGTGTGCCATCCAAAGCTATCACGTATCATCTCGCT